TTGCCGGAGACGAGTGTGGAGCTTGTTGCTGCTCGCGAGTTGCCGGAGCCGCTTCGCCCATTGCTTGATCCGGGTCGATCTTTTTGGGATCGTGTATGGTCGGGTGGTGCTTCGTGGATTAGTCCGGGTACGGATATCGAGATAGTGCAGATCATTTGTGAGCAGATCGATGAGCGGCACCAGTTGCGGTACATTGTTTTGCGCGATAGAGAGGGAGAGCTATGGCGGCAGCGTTCGCAGTTGAGGAAACTCGATCAGCAGATCATGCTCGGCTTGTCTATGCTCGGGTTTACGCCTACGGATCGGACGAGGCTTGGTCTTGCCGAAGTGAAGTTCGAGAGCAAACTTGAAAAGTATCGAAAGCAGAGAACCAAGATTCTCGACGCCGAGGTTGTATCCGAGGACTGATGGTCCAGCGGTACGCTTGTTCGCGTCCGAGTTCTTGACAGTGACAAAGGGTATCGCTGCTGGCGAGCCTCTCTTGTTTACGGATTGGCAGTCTGACTTGATTGACTCGTTGTATGAGCGGCGAGCGGATGGATTGTTTCGGTATAAGCGGAGTCTGGTCGGCTTGCCTCGTAAGAATGGTAAGAGCCTGATCGGTTCGGTTATTGCACTGAACGGCTTGATTGAGGGTGAGCCGGGTGCGGAGGTTTACTCGGCTGCGGGTGATCGTCAGCAGGCGCGTATCGTGTTTGGCGAGGCGCGGCAACAAGTATTGAACTCGCCTGAGCTCAACGCGATTTGTAAGGTGTATCGGGACGCGATTGAGGTTTCTGAGACTGGTGCGATTTATCGTGTTCTCGCGTCGGATTCGAAGCTAGTGCAGGGCTTGAATCCTTCGACTGTTGTGTGTGACGAGTTGCACGTGGTTCATGAGGATTTGTGGGATGCCTTGACGCTAGGCTCGGGTGCGCGTCGTGATCCAATGATCGTGGCGATTACGACTGCTGGGTACGACTTGGACACGATTGCTGGTCGCCTGTACCAGTATGGGAAGCGTCTAGTGTCGGGTGAGATTGAGGACGAATCGTTCGGGTTTTTCTGGTGGGAAGCCGAGGCTGATTGTGCGCTTGATGATCAGGAGCAGTGGCGCTCGTCGAATCCAAATCTCGAACTCGGCTTGTTGAGCGAGGAGGATTTGGAGGTCAGTCGGAAGCAGACTGCCGAGGTCGCGTTTCGTCGGTATCGTTTGAATCAGTGGGTTCGTTCGCAAGAATCATGGTTGCCTGCTGGATCTTTTGATGCGTGTACGAGTGACCTAGAGCTAGACACTATGTCGCCTTCGTTCATTGGAATCGACATGGCATTGAAGCATGATTCGATTGCTGTTGTCATTGTCCAGCCGCAGGATGATCGGATCGTGGTGCGCTCGCGTGTATGGTTGCCTGATGGGGATTACGTGGACGTGCACGAGATCGAGCAGCATGTTCGAGATTGGTGTGCGCAGTACAATGTTGTCGAGGTCGCGTACGATCCCGCGTTCATGCAGCGCAGTGCAGAAGTATTGTCTGATGACGGGTACCCAATGGTCGAGTTCCCACAGTCAGCCGCTCGTATGGTTCCCGCTTGTGGGACACTCTACGAGATGATCGTCAATGGGACTATCGCGCACAATAATGATCCCGTGATGGTCGATCAAGTATTGAGTGCTACTCCGCGCTCGACCGACTCGGGCTGGCGCTTGTCAAAGGGCAAGAGCAAGCGTAAGATTGACGCGGCTATCGCTATGGCTATGGCAGTGGACAGAGCTACACGACGACAGGATGAACAACTTGTTCCCCAGTTTTTCTCGTTCTGAAAAGACCATTATGGTCATTGAGATTCTCGGCTTGCTCCTGATTAGTCTCGGCGCTGGTCTTGTGTATGTTCCGCTCGGCGTGATCCTCGCTGGACTGAGTATGGTCATTGTTGGTCTGGCAGTCAGTAGAATGAGTTAGCAATGCTGAATCGTCTTTTCCAGCCTGCTCTTGATGAGCGAGCCATTAGTTTCCAGACCATCTTCGCTGCTGGTGGAAACGTCGAGTTCACTACTGATGCTGGCGTGGTAATGAATCAGGAAGAATCACTTCACGTTGGTGCTGTCTATTCGTGTATTCGCCTGATTAGTGACGCGATCAGTACGCTTCCTGTCGATACGTTCGTTCGACGCGACGGTGTCCGTATTCCGTATCGTCCTCGTCCGGATTGGCTTGATAATCCTGAGAGTGGCGTGACTCGTACGGAGCATTTTCAGCAGGTACTGATATCGCTCCTGCTTGACGGTAATGCGTTCATTCGTATTCTGCGCGATTCGACTGGTGTCATTGGTCTAGCTGTCTTGAATCCGCAGGCTGTCGAGGTCAAGCGTGATCCTGTCACTCGTCGCCCAATCTTCATTTTCGATCATAAGGTCACGTACACGCAGGACGAGATGATCCACGTGACCGAGATGCGCCTGCCCGGCGAGCTACGCGGCAGATCGCGCATTGATCTTGTCAAGGAAGCTCTCGGACTGACAATGGCACTCGAAGTTTTTGCTTCGCGCTTTTTCGGTTCGGGTAGCGTGACGAGTGGCATTATCGAGTATCCGCAGAACCTTACGCGTGAGCAGGCACAGGAACTCGCGTTCGGATTTGATGCTGGACATTCTGGAATCCGCAAGTCGCACCGCACCGGTGTCCTCTCGGGTGGTGCCAAGTTTGTCAAGACCGGCGTGGATAATGAGTCGAGCCAGTTCATGGATGCTCGCCGATTGCAGGTCGAGGAGATCGCTCGTATCTTCCGGTGTCCTCCGAGTATGCTCGGCGTGACCACGCCGGGAGCTATGTCATACGCAAGCGTCGAACAGAATGGCATTCATTTTGTTCAGCACACGCTTCGTCCATACATCGTCAAGATCGAGGACGCATATCAGCGCGTTCTTCCAAATGATGCGTTTATCAAGTTCAATGTTGATGGGCTCCTGCGTGGTGACTCGTCCTCGCGGTTTGCCGCATACTCGACTGGTCTCCAGTCTGGTTTTCTGAGCGTGAATGATATTCACCGCTTGGAGGACATGACACCCGTCGAAGGTGGCGACCAGTATCGTGTGCCGCTCGCCAATATTGATATCAACGCAGCGAATCTTGCAGAGCTAGATCGGCGCAGCGTGATCGCGCAGCGCATGATCAATGCTGGCTTCCAGCCCGAGGCTGTTCTCGAATCTCTCGGAATCCCAAGCATTCCGCATACAGGTATCCCGACTGCTCAGGTACAGCCCGCGTATCTCTTTGATCCTGAGAATCCGAAGGCAGCATACGACGCTTCCGGCACAGCATGACGCTGACCACACTTCAAGTTACGCTCGGAACTGCACAGACTCTCTTGTGCAATCCTGCCACTTCTCCGCAGCGCGTCATCATTCATAATGATGCATCGTCCCAAGAAATCTTTGTCGGACCAGACGGCGTGACTACGGCTACTGGTCTACACGTCGATGGTAAAGAGGAACGCGAGTTTCTCTTGTATCCCGGCGAGTCCCTGTATGGTGTTTCTGTTGGACCATCAGCCGTAAGTGTAATGATCCAGACGCAAACGTAATGCCGTACTGGATCAGTATTTTATAGTCGAGACCAAGAGGTGAGAATGCTGACACAACCAACAAGTACGTTCGAACAGAATCAGAACAATATCGAATCTCGACTCGTAGCTTTCGAACAGTTCACTACAAATCACTTTCCGATTTACATCCCCTCGCGTGGTAGACCAAACCACGTACTAATCGCAAATCAGTTTGACGACGACAATCTGAAATATACGATTGTTGTCGAACCACAAGATCATGCTGTTTACGCTCAGAAATACTCTTCTGATCGTCTACTTGTGCTTGACAAGAATGATGGTGGAGTAGCTTATGTTCGCAACTTCATCAAAGACCACGCAGCATCAATGGGACATCGATACCATTGGCAGTTCGACGATAACGTCCGATCTTTCGCTATCCGCAGACACGGGAAAGCACTAAAAGCACGACCAATCAATGCGATCTCGTTCATCGAATCCATTGTGTTCGAATACAAGAACATTGGTGGCATCAACTTCAGTAATGGTGCATACGCATTCGGCTACGACAAGAAACCAATGTTTCGAATCAACAATCAGATTTACTGTGCCATGCTTTTGAACACAGAACCGTACTCGCGTTTTCGTGCAGGAATCCACGAGGACACTGATTACAGTCTGCAACTTCTTGATGAGGGCTGGTCTACACTTGTCTGCAATCGGGTTGTAATGACAAAGACTCACACTATGACGATGCGCGGTGGGAATACTGATACCGAGTATGCGAATGGTGGACGAAAAAAGCGTTTCGAGAATCTTGCTGCAGCATGGCCTCGAGCCGAGTTCAAAGTTGTCGAACGTAACGGTATCTGGACAGTTCGACCTTCACGAATCTGGCGAACATTCACACAGCGACCAGAACCCATAAGCTGATTATCTGATGCCGTACTTCATTTTTGATCAGCAGCCCGGATGTAATGGTTGGGCTGCCGTGAAAGAGAATCCTGACGGTACCCTCGACACGCTTGGGTGTCATGCTACGAAGCAGGGTGCGATTGATCAGATGGTTGCTGTCAGTATTGCTGAGAATATGGAGCCGGGTGGCGAGTGGAATCCTGCGGAGAATCGTGTGGTCAGTCTGGAGCTTCCCGCGTATATCAAGAGTGCTGCTGCGCGTGGCATTGAGCATTACGAGAATGGTCTTGGTGGTGATGGTCTAGTCGAGCGGACTATCCGCGAGGCTCGCCAAATGGCGCGTGGCGAGATTACGAGTGACAAGGTCATTCGTGCGAATGCTTGGGGAGCTAGGCACAAGGTTGATCTTGCTGCTTCGCAGAACAGTAATCCTGATTCTGACGAGTTCCCCGGTGCTGGAGCTGTCGCGTTTTACTTGTGGGGCATTGATCCTCTTGATCCCGAGCCAGCAATGAACTGGTTCGAGCGTAAGAGTAACGAGATCAAGAATGAGGAACGATCAGAGTCGAGTGTCATTCAGCAGCGCGTCAGTGATACCCTATTTCATATGGATGAGAAGGGACTCGAAACGCGCCGAATCACACTGAATGATTTCGAACTGCGCGCAGCACCCGAGGGCGACGGTATGACCTTCAGCGGATACGCTGCCGTGTTCAACTCGGAGTCCGAGCCGCTCCCATTCCGCGAGCGCATCATGCCCGGAGCATTCTCAAAGAGTCTCCGCAGCCGCAACGATATTCGCATGTACCTGAATCATGATACTGGTCGAGTGCTAGCTTCTCGTCGTGCCGGTACGCTCCGACTGAACGAGGATCAGCACGGCTTGTTTGTCGAGGCTGACCTGCCGCCGACTACTGATGGTCGTGACCTCTCGATCCTGATGAAGCGTGGCGATGTTGATTCCATGTCGTTCGGCTTCTCCGTTCCCAGTGGTGGTGATTGGTGGAGCGAGGATGGGAATACGCGCGAATTGCGCGAGATCAGACTGCATGAGGTTAGTGTCGTGACTGGTTTCCCCGCGTATACGGCTACGACCGCGAGCGTTCGTAGTCTTGACGAACTCGTCGCTACGCAGGGTATCGATCCATCGTTTGTTGAGACTGCGATGATGAAGCTCTCCAATGGCGAGTCGATTACGGCTGATGAGGCGAGCCTGATTTCGAGTATCGTGTATGAGCTGACCGAGTCGCCTGATCAGATTGATCCGGCGGCTGGTATCTCGGATGTTCTGGAGCCTATGGTGAACCCTGAAGTTGGGGACGAGTCTGAGGATTCGATGGAAGCTCCTGCGAAGGTCGAGATTGAGGTCGAGGTGACGGTGCGCGAGTTGCAGCGTCGTCAGCGCGAACTTGATCTTCTGATGCGTCGCGTATAACGCGAAAAATCCGCTCGGTCGTGGAGACCCGAGCGGATGAGTTTCGTGTTTCAGAACTTGATGCGATTGTGGTACTCGGCAACGTCTCGCGTGAGCAGGATGAATGCCTGCTGTGCGATGTCGTCCCTGACCTGATCGAGCGTGTACGTTCCGGGCTTGGCATCCTCGGCTGCTCGGCAGGCATCATGCAGAGCCTGTTTGAGCTGTGTGGAAAAACTAATCTCGAAGGATGCCATTCGGTGATCGATTGCGTGGAGCGAGTTTCGGAGTGCGGCGGCAGTGACGACGCAGCGAGCGTAGTTGCCGAGGATGCCGTCTGCGCTGAGATCCTTGGTGATCGGGCTGATGGTCGGGATGAAGGTCATGATTGGTTCTCCTTGCCCACCCGCTCGGTGGCGGGTGGGCTAGTTGGGGTTGGTTAGTTGCTGCTGTTCTCGATAGCGTCGTACACGATGTCGATCATGTGTTCGTAAATCTCAAACACGTCGTAGCCGTCGCAGTGCATCTCGCCGATCATCTTTGCGGTGAGGCTGCCGAGTAGTCCAGCGCCATTGTGCTTGCCACCCATGAGCTTGATTGCTTCTGCCATTCCGGCATTGCTGATGTTGTCGCACTTCTGCGATTCGCGGTCGTCGTAGTTGATGACCTGCTTGAGGAAGGCGATCTCGTTGGCGGTGAAGCTGGTATTCATGTGAATCTCCTTGGTCGGGGTTTCCTTATTCACGTTTGTAGTGTACCCCACTTCACACGATTTGTCTAGCGATATTTACAAACTGATGTAAAGCTCCAAAAATACTGGTACCATCAAATCGAATCAGTCAGCGGAGCCGCGATGATTCTGCCGGATGCGGAGCCGCTCCGGATTCGTCCCTACGAGAATCCACGGAGGATTCACAATCATGAGCAATACCTTCATGCAGCGTCAGGTGGACGAGCGAGTCCACGCTTGGGAAGAGGCCAAGCACCTCCTCGACACCGCCGCCGCCGAAAAGCGTGACCTGACTGCCGAGGAGACCGAGCAGTACGAGCGCATCACCGCCGACATCGACCGTCGCGCCAAGATCATCGAGGACTACCAGCAGCGCGAGGAGCGCGAGCGCAAGCTCGACGCAGCCGCCGCTGACATTCGTGTCCCCGAGATCGCACAGCCGATCCAGTCCGACGCTGACTCGATCCGCGCACTCGCCCGTGGCGAGGTTCGCTCGGCCGAGTTCCACGCTTCCGAGCAGCGCGCCATTACCGGCGGCTCCACGGGTGCGCCCGTGCCGACGTCGTTCTACGACCGCGTGATCATGCTCGCGCGACTCGTCGGACCGATGCTCGACACGTCCACCATCCTGAACACGACCGGCGGCGAGAACCTCCAGATCCCGCGCATCGCCACCTACTCGGGTGCGACTCCGTTCGGTCAGGGTTCCGCCATTGGCACGTCCGAGCCGACGTTCGGTTCGTTCATCACGCTCGGCGCGTTCAAGTACTCGTTCCTGATTCAGGTCGCGCAGGAGCTCATCGACGACTCTGGTGTCGATCTCCTCGGCTTCATCGCCGATCAGACCGGCAACGCGATGGGCTACAGCGTCAACGCTGCGCTCACCACGGGTACCGGAACGGTCCAGCCGAACGGTATCGTCCCCGCTTCCGCCGCTGGCGGCACGGGTGGCACGGGTGTCGCCGGTGCGTTCACCGCTGACAACCTGATCGACCTCGCGTACAGCCTCGACGGTGCTGTCCTCAACCTGCCCGGCACGGGTTGGATGATGAACACCGCTTCGGTCGGTGCCACGCGCAAGCTGAAGGACACGGCTGGGTACTACGTGTTCAGTCCGCGCCTGTCCCCCACCGAGGCCGATACGCTGCTCGGGTTCCCGATCTACATGAACCCGGCAATGGCCTCGACCGCAACGAGCGCCAAGTCGGTCATCTTCGGTCACCTGCCGTCGTACTACGTGCGTCAGGTCGGCGGTCTGAAGCTCGACCGCTCGGACGAGTACGCGTTCAATCAGGGGCTGGTAACGTTCCGCGCCACCATGCGCGTGGACGGCAACCTGCCGCAGACGACGCACATCAAGCACTTCGTCGGCGCTGCCTCGTAGCTCTGACTGATCTCCTCCCCACCGGGCATCATGTATGCTCGGTGGGGAGCCACCAACCGAGGGAGCCAGCGTGAATCGTGAAAACCGTCGTCGTCAACGGAAAGCCAGTGACGCTTCCCGACAGCCAAGCCGACGAACTGATCCGACTACACAAAGCTCAGAAGTACGAACGAGCAATCCTCACCGAATCCTCTGGTACTCAAACGCACCGTGGGCGAGTACCGGATATGGCGAGCAGACAGCACAGATGGTTCAGCGGCTTGCTGCGCGTGGTCACGAAGTCGCGCTGCTAGCGAACTATGGACTGGAGGGAGCCTCGACAGTCTGGAATGGTATCCAGATTTATCCTCGCGGATTCGCTCCCTATTCGGATGATGTTCTAGCCGCTCACGCGGCTCACTGGTCGCAACAGAATCCCGACCTGCCTAGCGTAGTGATGACACTGTTCGATGTGTGGTGTCTGAAAGCCAAGACCATCGAAACGATTGATCGAATCTATGCTTGGACTCCGATTGATCATCAGCCAGCACCACCCGATGTTTCCGAGTGGACAAAGCGCGAGAATGTCACGCCTATCGCTATGAGCCTGTTCGGTTCTGAAATGCTCGCGGCGGATGGTATCGAGCATGAGTATGCTCCTCACGGAATCGAATCAGTGTTCTCGCCAACACCCGCCGAGTTCACTAGCCCGAGCGGAGAGACACGCTCGTTTCGTAGCATGATGAACGTGCCCGAGGACGCGTTCGTCGTGATGATGAACTCGGCAAACAAGGGCAAGAATCCTTCTCGTAAAGCATTCAGCGAGAACCTTATGGCTTTCGGAATCTTCGCGGCTACTCGTCCTGATGCTGTTCTCTACATGCACACTGAGCAGTACGGCAACATGAATGGTGTTCACTTGCCGAAGCTAGCCAAAGCGTGTGGCATCAAGGACGAGCAGATCAAGTTTGTTGATCAGTATGCGTACCGCAACTCGATTCCGAAGGAAATCCTCGCGGGATTCTACTCGGCTAGTGATTGCCTGCTCGCGTGTAGCATGGGCGAGGGGTTCGGTATTCCTGTTGTCGAAGCTCAGGCGTGTGGCACGAACGTAATCGTGTCTGATTGGACTGCACAGCGCGAGTTGTGCGGATCGGGTTGGCGTGTTCCTGTCCAGCCGTATTGGGATGCTGACCAATCATCGTGGTTTGGCATTCCAAATATTCAGGGTATCGTTCTCGCTCTCGAAGCAGCGTACGAGTCGGATCGTGGCGTGTCTGATAATGCTGTCTTGTTTGGTGAGCAGTACCATGCTGATCGAGTCTTTGACGAGTACTGGGTACCGATCCTCGAACGAATGGAAAACGAAGCATGATCCCCGTCATCATCATCCCTGTGATGAACACGTACGATCTCCTCGACCGTTGTATCAAGAGCATTGATACCGAGGTCGAAGAAATCTGCGTGATCGATAACGGTGATTGTCTCGCCGATAACGCTTTCGAGTGGCACGATAATCCCGTGCGCGTTCTCCGAATGCCACACAACATGGGGATCAGTACGAGTTGGAATCTTGGCATCAAGATGTACCCGTTCGCCTCGTCGTGGACGATCATTGGTGCCGACGTATGGTTCGATTCTGGCAGGCTAGCCGAGTGGTATGAGAATGCGAACGAGGATGTAATCCTGACTGGAGCTACACCACCGTGGGCTTGCTTCTCCCTCGGCAAGAACGTTGTCCGCGATGTTGGCTTGTTCTGCGAGCAGTATCATCCCGCGTATTTCGAGGACACGGATTATCAGCGCCGAGCCGAGAAGCACGGCATTGAAATCCGACACCCCGGTACTCCGATCAATCACGATAACTCGTCACTACTGAAAGACGAGACAATCGCCAAGAAGAATGCGATCACGTACACTAAGAATCATGAAACGTATATTCGTCGCTGGTCTGGTCTAGTTGGTGATGAGACTCCGCAGCATGATGATTGGAGTCTTTCGATTCGGTGCGACCGTTCGTGGGACTAGATAGAATACTCGTATGGCACTGACTAACGCATACTGCACTGTGAGCGAAGTGAAAGCTACGCTCAGGATCACGGACAGTGTTGATGACACGATCATCGAGAATGCTGTGCAGTCGGCTAGTCGCCTGATTGACGGGTATTGTTCCCGCCAGTTCTGGCAGGCTGGTAGCGCCACGCCACGCGTATTCAACGCTACTGATGATTTCGTCTGCGAAGTCGATGACATGAGCGGTACCGCGATCACGCTAAAGACAAGCAGCATGGGTGACTCGAACTACGACACGACGTGGACAGTCACGGATTACACGCTGGAGCCCATGAATGGTGTTCTGGATGGTCTAGCGTGGTCGTACTCGCGTATCCGCGCCTCGGGCAACTATCTATTCCCTACGATCACCTCGACGTACACGCTCGCTCCGCTCGTACAGGTAACGGCGCGTTGGGGTTGGCCTAGCATTCCCGATCCGGTCAAGCAGGCGACGATCCTTCAGTCTGCGCGTATCTATAAGCGGTACGACTCGCCGCTGGGCGTGGCTGGATTCGGGGATTTTGGTGTGATGCGTGTCAGTCGTGCGCTTGATCCTGATGTGGCACAACTTGTCGAGCCGTATCGTCGGATTCGTAATCTCGCATGAGTGCCACTACTGTTCAGGCGATCAAGACGGCTATCGCCACAAAGCTAGGGACGATCAGTGGGCTACGCACGTTCGATTATCAGCCGGATCAAGTAAACCCTCCATTCGCATTCCCCTCCCTCCAGAGCGTCACGTATCACTACGCTATGGCGGGTGGACGCAGCGAGTACCAGTTCATCATCACCGTCGTCGCTGGTCGTCAGACTGACAGGTACCCGGAGCGCGCACTCGATCAGTACCTTGATTTCACGAACGGAGTGCGCGGAGCGATCATGGCTGATCAGACACTCGGCGGTGTCGTACAAGCATGTATCGTGACGAGCGCAGGAAACGTACAGAGCATTGATGCTGGCGATGCCGTATATCTCAGCATCGACTTCAATCTGACGATCTACGCATAGGCTCCTGTATCATCCAAGCATGGCTACGCACTACATCATCAATGATGGTTTCGTCGTGAACGGCAAGAAGTCGGGCGATACGATCACCGCCAGCGAAGTCGAAAACATCGACATTCTTGTTGCGAGTGGGCGCGTGGAAAAGCAGGGCAAGACTTCAGGTACACTGAAGAGTGCAAACGACGATCCCTCCGGGGAGGAGTAACAAGTGGCAAAGCTAGTTCTCACCAATGCGAACGTTACGCTCGCCGGTACGGATATCAGCGCGAACGTCGCTTCGGTTACGCTCACTTCGAGCGTGAACGAGGTCGAGACGACTGCTTTCGGGCAGGGCGCTGTCACTCGCGTGGCTGGTCTGATCGACAATAGCGTCACGCTCGACCTTCATCAGGACTACTCGGCAGTCGAAGGTCTTGTCTATCCGCTTCTCGGCGGTACGGCTGTCACGATCACCGTGAAGCCGAACGGTACTGCTGTCTCGACGGCGAATCCCTCGTACTCGGGTAGCGTCCTGATCACCGAGTGGACTCCAGTGAATGGTGCCGTTGGCGAGCTGGCAACTGTCAGTGTCACGTGGCCGATCAGTGGTACGATCACGAAGGCAACCGCATAATCCAATAAGCGCGTAAGCGCATTGGATCGAGGGAGGGTTCATGCAGGTCAAGTTCAAGGTCAAGCCGAAGAACGGTGTCGAGGAAATCGTGCAGGCTGAGCTTGTCGATGTGATCGCTTGGGAAGAGAAGTTCGAGCGACCCTCCTCGCAGCTCGGCGGCAATGATATTTTTGCGCGTGATTTTGTCTGGCTCGCTTGGCATGCGCAGAAGCGTCAGGGCAAGACTCCTCTTGATTTCATGGATTGGGTAGCTACGCTCGATGATATTGAGGGTAGTGAGGACAGCCCTTTAGACCACTCGGAGAATCCAGCAGTCACTGGATGATCGCTGGTCTCGCGGTCGAGACTGGGATAGCTCCGAGCGTTCTGCTGCAAGAGTCTGAGCGCATGTTGTGGACGATGCTCGGGTATATTCGATGGAGAGCTGTTCACTCGCAAGGATGATCGTATGAATACGAAGCATATTCGTGGTGTTGATAGCACGATGAGGACGCTTCGTAAGATCAATCCCACACTAGAGAAGGAATCCAAGAAGCGCATCAAGTCGGATATCAAGCCGATGGTTAGTGCTGCTCGCGCTCTCGTTCCGA